GTGGTGCTGACCAACTGCATCACCTTCAGCAGCAAGTACACCGGCACATTCGGCAACGGCATCAGCGTCACGATGTCGGCCGGCTCGCAGGCCAACACCCAGAAGGCGGTTGTGGCCGCGCCCGGCCTGGTGCCCGAGGCCTTCGACAACATCGGTGCTGGCCTGAGCGGCAACGCGCTGTGGGTGGCCATCGCCAACGCGATCAACAACGGCACCAACAGCCTGCGCGGCCCGAGCCAGATCATCGTGGCCACCGCGGGCGCGGGCGCCACGGCGCCTGCAGCCGCTACCTACACCCTGGCCAGCGGCACCGACGGCGCGACGACCATCACGGCTTCCGTGCTGCTGGGCCAGGACACCGTGCCGCGCAAGGGCATGTACGCCCTGCGCAACACCGGCGTGAGCCTGGCGGTGCTGGCCGACTGCGACGACTCCACCAGCTGGAGCACGCAGGTGTCCTTCGGCCTGTCCGAGGGCGTCTACATGATCATGACCGGCCCGTCCGGCGACTCGATCAGCGCGGCCGTCACTGCAAAGGCCACGGCCGGCGTGGACAGCTACGCCGCGAAGCTGCTTTTCGGGGATTGGGTCTACTGGCTGGACACCTACAACAACGTCCTGCGCGTGGTCAGCCCCCAGGGCTTCGTGGCAGGCCTGCTGGCCAACCTGAGCCCGCAGAACAGCAGCCTGAACAAGCAGCTGCAGGGCATCGTGGGCACGCAGAAGAGCTACGTGAACCAGCAGTACAGCAGCGCCGAGCTGCAGTCGCTGGGCATCGCCGGCATTGACCTGATCACCAACCCGGTGCCGGGCGGCAGCTACTTCGGTGCGCGCTTCGGCCACAACAGCAGCTCCAACCCGGTGGCCAACGGGGACAACTACACCCGGATGACGAACTACATCGCCTACACGATCAACGCGGGCATGGGCAAGTTCGTGGGCCTGCTGCAGAGCGCCACGGCGCGCGGCCAGGCTGCCGCCACGCTGAGCAGCTTCATGGACAACCTGCAGCAGCAGGGAATGATCGGCGACCCCAACGGCGGCGCGGCCTATAGCGTCCAGATCGACGCCAACAACAACCCGGGCAGCCGTGTGGCCCTGGGCTACATGCAGGCCGACGTGAAGGTGAAGTACCTGGCCGTCATCGAGAAGTTCCTGGTGAACGTCGAGGGTGGCACGTCGGTGCAGATCACCAAGTCGCAGACCCAGCTCGCCTGATCGCCACCCGCACGCCTTAGGAGCACACCATGCCCGTCAACAATTTCACCGTCGGCCGCGATGCGACCCTGACCATCGTCACCCCGTCAGGTCCGCTGAACATCAGCCTGATCACGTCCTTCCAGGCCTCGCCCGAAATGGCCGAGGTCAAGGTCAAGGGCCTGGACGGCATCACCCGCCATGCCCGATTCTTCGACGGCTGGCGCGGGTCGTTCAAGGTCGAGCGCCAGGACAGCACGCTGGACGACTACTTCGCTCAGCTGGAGGCGAACTACTACGCCGGCATCAACGAGCAGCCCGCCACCATCACCGAAACCATCACCGAGGCCAGCGGCGCGGTGTCGCAGTACCGCTACTTGCAGGTCCTGATGAAGCTGGACGACGCGGGCGCCTATGCCGGTGACCAGACGGTGAAGCAATCGCTGTCCTTCGTGGCCGCCCGCCGCGTGAAGGTGTCCTGATGGGTGCGCCCGCAAAGGTGACGCTGCTGCCGTCTGAGCAGCTGGTGGCCAAGGCCACGGCTGCCACCATCGTGCACGACACCAAGGGCAGGGCCATCGAGCTGAAGAAGCCCGGCGTGCTGGCGCAGTTCCGGCTGATCGAAGCCCTGGGCGACTCGGCCAAGAACGAGGTCTACACCCGCATGGTGCTGCCGCTGATCTACGTGGCCAGCATCGACGGCGACCTGGTGGCGCCGGCCACGCGCAAGAGCGAGATCGAGGCCCTGATCCAGCGCCTGGACGAGGAAGGCATCGCGGCCGTGGTCAATGGCGTGAATGAGCACTTCGGCCAGCAGGACCCGGAGAAGGCGAAGGCTGACCTAAAAAACTAGCCACGGCCGCGCCGATCAAGGAATGCCTGTGGCTGGTCCGAAACGGCATTCCCTTCGACGTGGCCTTTCAGGTTGACGAGGTGACACGCGCCGCCTGGTGCATCGTGTTCAGCGAGATGGAAGGTCGGAAGTTCGACTGGAACGCCATGCGGTTCAAGGAGGTCGAGTGAAGGAGTTCAAGACCCTCGCCGGCTTCGCTGCGCACCTGACCAAGCTGGCCAGCTTCGGCAACGAGGTGGCCGACGGCATCGCCGAAGAGGCGGGTGCCGTGATCCGCGACGATGCGAAGGCCAAGCTGGGCAGTTACCAGGGTGCTGTCGGCCCCTTCGTTGGCTGGGCCCCACTGGCGCAGATGACGATGGAAGAGCGGGCCAAGAACGGCTTCACGCCGAACGACCCGCTGCTGGCTTCTGGCCAGTTGCGCGACGCCATTGAATCGTCGCTGATCCCTGGTGGCGCTCAGGTCGGCGTGCCGCACGGACCGCACAAGGAACCGAACGGCACGGTCGAGGACGTGGGCGAGATCGCGCTGAAGATGGAGCTGGGTGGCGCTGGCCCGCCGCGGCCTTTCCTGGGCCCTGCCGCCTTCGAGTCCAAGCCGAAGATCAACAAGCTCGCCGGCCGTGCCGTAGTGGCCTGGCTGGTGGGCGCGAACTGGCTGAAGCCGCCTCAGTCGATCAAGTTGCCGTAGATCGAAAGCAGGATCAGCGCGCCCCAGAAGGCCGCCAGCAGCACCCAGCCCTTGCCCTGGCGGCTCAGGGCATGCCAGCGCTGCGGCAGGGTGGGGCGCGTGTAGGCGGGCACTGGCCTGATCCGCGGGTACTGCACCCAGTTGATCCGGTCGGCGAGCCATTCGTGAGCGCGGAATTGCAGGCGCCGAAGGAGAACGATCATCTTTGAAGCCTACGCAATCGGAATCACCCTCAAGCTGAACAACCTGGTCAGCGCCCAGCTCATCACCATCGCGCAAGAGGTGACCAAGCTGGACGGCCTGGTGATGGGCCTGGGCCGCACCATCAAGACCATCGGCGCCGAGACGCCTGCCTTCCGCAGCCTGGCCACTGGCATCAATTCGGCCAGCCGTGCCATGGAGCGCGCCAGTGTGAACGCTGCGGCTTTCCAGCGCAACATGACAGCCGCCATCGCAGCGGCTGCAAGTGCGGGGGGTATGCCTCGCCTGCCGGGCGGCGGTGGCGCGGGTGGAGGTGGTGGTGGCGGTGGGGGTGGCCGCGCCTTCGGCGGCTATGCCCACGGCGGCAACATTCACCTGGGGCCGGGCGGCCTAGGGGTGGGCACCGTCGGCATCGCTGCTGGTGGCGCCTGGCTGCCGCTTGCGGTGGGCGCTGCTGGCGTCTATGGCATGCACGCCAGCTACGAGTCGGCCAAGGACCTGGACACGGAGCGGCAGCGCTTCCGCCTGCTGGGCCTGAGCGGTGCGCAGAACGCCGACGCTTTTCAGTTCGTGGACGGCATGCGGGCCTATGGCACCACCCGAGCCGAGAACATGCGGGCCTTCCGCGAGGCCCAGGGCGTGTTCCGCGAGTCGGGGCTCAGCGATGGCCACGCGCTGGAAGGCGCCAAGCTGGCCGCGCCGGTGCTGGCCAAGCTGGACTTCCTGGCCAAGGCTCTGGGCGGCGAGTCGGCCGCCAAGATGCAGACGGCCAACATGGCCATGCTGCGGTACGTGGAACTCTCCGGAGGCCTGAAGGACGCGAGCACGTTCAACCGCCTGGCCGACTTCGGCTATCGCCTGAATGCTTCCTCGGGCGGCACCGTGGACTGGCAGCAGCTGCTGGGCTTCAAGAAGACGGCAGGCACCGCAGGCTATGCGCTGACCGAAGACGCGCTGGCCCGGCTTGAGCCCATCATGGCGGAAATGAGCGGCGGCCGCGCCGGCACCGCGCTGGCCACCAGCTACAACCGCGTGACGGGCATCACCCGTGTGCCCAACCAGATCGCGCACCTGTTGACGGACATGGGCATCTGGAACAAGGGCCAGGTGGACTTCAATTCGCAGGGCGGCATCAAGCGGATCAACGGCAACCCACTTGGCGTGGCAAACACCAAGCTGCTGGCCGAGAACCCGGAGCTGTTCTACGAGACGGTGATCAGGCCGATCTACACGAAGATGAAGCTGTCCTCGGACGAGATCGCCCGGGACAACGCGGCCATTTTCGGGCGCACCGGTGGCGCCTTCTTCAACGCCATCGAGCGCGCGCTGCCGACCATCCAGCACAGCGTGGAGGCCCTGAAGAAGACGGCCGACATCACCACGGCGGTGGACATCGCCCGCAAGGGCCTGAACGGCCAGGAGCAGGAGTTCACGGCCGCCTGGACCGACTTCAAGGCCGCGGCGGGGACCACCATGCTGCCCTTCTTCTCGGGCCTGCTGAAAGGCGGCGCGGACATCCTGCGGCGCGCTGGCGCTTACGGCGAGTCGCAGAAGGGCGAAGGCTTCTGGAGCAAGGTGGGCGGCGTGCTTTCCGGCCGCGCTTCCATGTCGCTGTTCGGCGAGTCGCCCTATGTGGCGAACGGGTTGCTGACCGGTGGCAACAAGGGCGGCGTGGTGGTCATGGACGGCGTGAAGGTGGGCCAGATCGTCACCGGCCACCAGGTGCGTGCCATGGGGCGCCCACAGACAGGCGGAACCGGCTTCGACGGCCGCATGCAGATGGCCCCGGCCGGCTGGTCGATCCTCGGAGAGTGACGCATGGCCACTGACCCGCTCATGAACCCCACGACGGTGCTGCAGCTTGGCACCTTCAGCTTCGGCAGCCTGGAGGTGCCGGCCGAGATCGGCTTCGGCGGTGCTCAGCGCCTTTCCGTGCACGAGCTGGTGGGCGGCACGCGCGTGGTGGACGCCATGGGGCGCTCTGACCGGCCCCTGTCCTGGTCTGGCTTGCTGCTGGGTGAGCAGGCGCTGCAGCGTGCCCGCTTCCTTGACGGCCTGCGCATCGCTGGCGCGTCGCTTGAACTCTCGTGGTCCGAGTTGCGCTACTTGGTGGTGGTGCGGGAATTCGACGCGACCTTTCAGCGCGCGTACCAGATCCCGTACCGGATCAGCTGCGAGGTGGTGGCCGACCTGGCCGCGCCGGTGACCAGCCCCGGCACCACGCCCGTGGACGAGCAGGTGAACGCCGACGCGGCCCAGGCCACCGAGCTGGTGGCCGAGGTGGGCGACAGCAGGCTGACCGGCCTCATGGGCACGCTGAACAGCGCGATCAAAGCCGTGTCGTCCTTCGCGCACGCTGCGCAGAGCACCATCAGCAGCGTGCTGCAGCCGCTGGCCGCAGTGCAGGCCCAAGTGACCACGCTAATTGCCAGCACGGCCAACACGATCAGCAACGTCACCACCTTCGGCGGCGTGCTGCCCAACAACCCGCTGGCGACTTCGGCCGCCAGGCTCACCGGCCAGCTGACCGCCGTCACGCAGGGCAATAGCCTGTACGCGCTGCGCAACGTGCTGGGCCGCATGAGTTCCAACCTGGGCGCGGTGAACGCCCCGCAGGCCACCATCGGCACGGCCGGCGGCAACCTGTTCCGCGTGGCCCAGCAGCAGTACGGCGACCCGATGGCCTGGACCGGCATCGCGCGGGCCAACGGCCTGACCGACCCCTTCGTGCAGGGCGCGCAGGTGCTGACCATCCCGCCCAACGCCGACGACTCGGCCGGCGTGCTGAGCGCCTGATGCTGAACAGCCTGAACGTGACCGCGGCCCGCCAGCCGCGGGCCTTGGTGCGCATCAACGACACGCGCGTGGACGGCTGGATGTCGTGGGAGGTGACGCAGAACACCTTCTATGAGGCCGACAGCTTCCGGGTGAGCTTTGCGACTTCGGCGCTGCCCAGCTATGCCGGGGCCGACTGGTTTTCCCGTCAGAAGGAACTGTTCGTGGAGATCCTGGCCGGCTTTCCTGCCGATCCGACGAACCCGCAGGCCTCGGAGCTGGACAGCCTGATCTACGGCCGCGTGGATGACATGGAATTCGAGCCCGCCACCGGCATGCTCTCCATGCACGGCCGCGACCTGACCGCTGCCTTCATCGACGCGCGCGTGACGGAGGAGTGGACCAACATCAAGGCCAGCGATGTGGCCACCAAGCTGGCTGCGGCCCACGGCCTCACGCCGGTGGTGACGGCCACCAGCACCAACGTGGGCACGCTCTACAAGCGCGACCAGGTGCGCATGATCGCCAACCGCAGCGAGTGGGACTTGCTGGCCTGGCTGGCACGGGAAGAGGGCTTTGTTTGCTACGTGCAGGGAAAAGAACTGCACTTCGAGCCCGACACGGACACTGGTGACAGCTACCTGATCCGATGGACCCCGGCGCCCGTGCAGGGCGGCTACCCGCAGGCCAACGTGCAGCAGCTGCACTTCACGCGTGCGCTGACCGTGACCAAGGGCGTGACGGTGACGGTGCGCAGCGCGTCGCTGAAGACCAAGACCGCGGTGGTGGAAAGCTACCCCACGGCGGCAAAGTCGGTGCAGGCCGGCAAGGCTTCGCCATTCGGCGGCACGCAGAACTACTTCTTCACTCTGGCTGCAGGCGCCGACGCAGCCAAGTGCGCCGCCTACGCCCAGGCGAAGTACCGCGAGATCGTCTCGCACGAGATGCGGCTGCAGGCCCGGCTTCCCGGAGACAACCTGCTGCAGGCCCGGACGCCCATCGTTGTGGAAGGCACCGGCACCGACTGGGATCAGACCTACTTCCCGTCGGCGGTCACCCGGCAGATGAGCATGGATGAGGGCTACACCATGACCGTGCAGGCCCGCAACCGCAGCCCGGAGACGCCGCAATGATTGGCGCGCTGCAGAACGCCATCCGGCTGCAGGCCCTGCGCGCCATGAGCGGTGACGCCGCGGCGCGCATGGGCCTGATCACCAGCTACGACCCGGCCAACTTCGCAGTGCGGGTGCAGCTGCAGCCCGAGGGCTTCACCACCGGCTGGCTGCCGCTGTGCACACCCTGGGTGGGCAATGGCTGGGGTATGTTCTGCGCGCCGTCGATCAACGACATGGTGACGGTGCACTTCCTGGGCGGCGACCTGGACTCGGGTTTCGCTGAAAGCCGGATCTTCAACGACGTGGACCGGCCGCTGTCCGTGCCCAGCGGCGAGTTCTGGCTGGTGCACGCCAGCGGCGCCTTCTTCAAGCTGACCAACGATGGCAAAGCCACCTTCTCGGACGCCCACGGCGCCAGCGTGGCGCTGAACGGCGACGGCACGATCACCAGCGCGGCCAGCAGCTGGAACCATACCGGCCCGATCAACGTCACCGGCAACGTGGCCGTGACGGGTGGCATCACCGCATCGGCCAGCATCGCGGCCACTGTCAACGTCACCGCAGGCGCCAACGTGTCCGACAGCGCGGGGAGCATGGCCACGATGCGCACCAAGCACAACACCCACCGCGGCCACGGTTCGCCGGGCACCGGCAACGTGCCAGACCAGCTGATGTGAGGCACGCGTGATCAAGGACATCAACCACTTCTGGGGCGCCGATTTGGCCGCGGGCAACACCGGCGACCTGGCCACCGTCTCGGGCATCACCAGGTCGCAGCAGCGCATCCTGCGCCGCCTGCTGACCAACCCGGGCGACTACCTGTTCCAGCCGGACTACGGCGCAGGCCTGCCGGGCTACGTGGGCCAGTCGCTGGACGTGCCCAAGCTGACGGCGTTGATCCGGTCACAGATCCTCATGGAAGACGCCGTGGCCCACGACCCCGCGCCGCAGATCACCGTCGGGAAGGTGAACGCCGACCTGACCGCGATCAGCGTGCGCATCGCCTACACCGACGCGCCCAGCGGCGCCCCTGCCGTCCTGGCCTTCAACGTGAGCGCGTGACCCATGGCACTGAGCACCAAGACCTTCTCTGACCTCACCCAGGGCATGGTGACGGCCATCCAGGGCGCCGCCTCATCGCTGGTGGACCTGACCGTGGGCTCTGTGCTGCGGGCGGTGGTGGAAGCCAACGCGGCGGTGGTGATGTGGCTGCAGGCCATCGCGCTGCAGATCGCCGCCACCACGCGCCTGGCCACCAGCAACGGCAGCGACGTGGACAGCTTCTGCGCCGACTTCGGGCTGACCAGGCTGCCGGCCACCATCGCCAGCGGCGCGGTCACCTTCGCGCGCTTCACGAACACCAGCTCGGCCACGGTGCCGGTGGGTGCGGTGGTGCAGACGGCTGACGGACTGACCAAGTTCACCGTGGTGGCGGACATCGGCCAGGTGGCCTACAGCGCCACGCTGAACGCCTATGTGCTGGGGGTCGGGGTGTCCAGCATCACGGCCACGGTGAATGCCCAGGTGGCAGGTGCAGCCGGCAACGTGCAGGCCGGACTGGTGAACACCATCGCGGGCTCCATCGCGGGCGTGGATACGGTGAGCAACGCCCTGGGCTTCAGCAATGGCGCGAACGCCGAGACCGACGCCGCGCTGCGCGCGCGCTTCGTGACCTACCTGGGCAGCCTTGCCAAGGCGACCAAGACGGCCATCGGCAACGCCGTCACCTCAGTGCAGCAGGGCGTGACCTACACGCTCACGGAGAACCTGACCTATGGCGGGCTGACCCAGCTGGACTACTTCTATGTGGTGGTGGACGACGGCACCGGCACCCCTGGCGCCCCGTTCCTGGCTTCGGTGACCAGCGCCATTGACGCGGTGCGCCCGGTGGGCAGCGTCTTCGCAGTCTTCGCGCCAGTGATCGTTACTGCCAACGTGGTCATGACCATCACCACGGCGGCTGGCTACTCGCACTCCACCATTGTGGCCACCGTCCTGGCCGCGCTGCAGTCCTACATCAACACGCTGCCCATCGGCACGCCGCTGCCCTTCAGCCGGCTGGCGCAGGTGGCCTACGGCGCATCAACGGCGGTGACCAACGTCACCGGCGTGACCCTGAACAGCGGCACCGCGGATCTGGCCTGCACAGCGCAGCAGATCATCAAGGCCGGCACGATCAGCATCACCTGAGGCCTGCCCGTGGCAACCGGCGACCAAACCGACATCCAAACCAGGCTGCAACGCCTGGTGCCCACCGGCTGGTTCCAGAACGGCCTGGTGCCGGTCCGGGACGCGCTGCTGCTGGGCCTGGCTTGGGCTCACGCCTTTGCCTTCGCGCTGCTGGCCTATGTGCGGTTGCAGACACGCATCGCCACGGCCAGCGACGGCTTCCTGGACATGATCGCCGGGGACTATTTCGGCACGGCGGTGCTGCGCGCGACGGGACAGACGGACGCCAGCTTCCGGTCCCGCATCACAGCCGAGCTGGTGCGCGAGCGCGCCACCCGCAATGCTCTTGTGCAGGTACTGACCCAGATCACCGGCATCCCGCCCGTGGTGATCGAGCCCCAACGGCCACAGGACTGCGGTGGCTACGGAGCGCCCAACTGCGGTTACAGCGTGGCGGGCTACTACGGGTCCGTGGTGAGCCCGATGCACGTCTTCCTGATTGCCTACCGGGCGCCAGGGCAGGGCGTGCCGCTGGTGGCTGGGTATGGCACGCCAGCTGGCGGCTATGGCGTCGGCCTCATCGAGTACGCGTCGCTGAGCATGGTTTCCAACTCAGTCACCGACGCCGACATCTATGCAGCAGTGGACCGGGTGAAGCCGGTCACTTCGATCATCTGGACAACGATCAAAGCAGCGCCACCGGCCGCCTTCGGCCACATCGGGATCGACTTCGTAGTCGGGTCGTCGCCACTGCTCTGACCACCGCAAACACCGCCAGCCAGGCCGCCTTCGGGCGGCCTTTTTCATTCTTGGAGCACGCGCATGGATCGCACCATCATCTACCCGGGCCAGGTTCCTCTCGAAACTGACCTGCTGAACACCAACAAGAACACCATGGTGGCCCTGGCCAAGCTGGCGGCCGGCATCCTGGGCACGTCCAACCTGGCTAACGGCTTTGCCACCTCGCAGACCGTGGTGCCGTCCATGGCAGTGCTGGTGCAGCCGGGCGAGGTGTACAGCCTGGCCAGCATCGACGGCACGGCCTACGGTTCGCTGGCCGCTGACGCGACTCACTCCGTGCTCAAGCAGGGCATCCTGCTGGACGCGGTGACGCTGGGCACGCCTGCGCCGGCGACCGCGGGGCAGAGCATCAACTACCTGGTGCAGGTGTCCTACTCCGACACCGACAGCGGGTCGGTGGTGCTGCCGTACTACAACGCCAGCAACCCGGCCACGTCCTACAGCGGTCCGTCTGGTACCGGCGTGGCTCAGAACACGCTGCGCAAGGGCGTCGCCACTGTGACGGTGAAGGCCGGCGCGGCGGCCACCAGCGGCAGCCAGACCACGCCAGCGCCAGACGCGGGCAATGTGGGCCTCTACGTGGTCACGGTGGCCAACGGCGTCTCCAGCGTGGTCAACGCGAACATCAGCGTCTACGGCGGCGCGGCCATCATGCAGCCGGCGGTGCGGCCCGACGTGACGGGCCTGGTGTCGTTGGGCGCGCTGGCCGTGTCGGGCGCGATGACCAAGGGCGGCTCATCGGTGCAGACGCTGGCCAACTTCACCACGGGCCAGACACTGGCCGCAGCTGGCGAGCAGGGCATGCCAGGTGGCCTGCTCATGAAGTGGGGCAGCGTGTCGGTGGGCGACGTGGCCACCGGCAACGGCACCACGGGTGCGGTGACCTTTGCCAACGCCTTCCCGGGGGCCTGTTTCCGCGTGATGCTGACCATCGAGGACGCGAGCGCTTCGGTGTCGGCTGCTGCCTTCGTGAGCAGCAAGTCGGCCAGCGGCTTCAACTGGCGCGTGCAGGAATGGGGCGCGGTGGCGCAGTCCGCCACGCTGGCCTGGCTTGCCTTCGGCAACTGATCGGGGGCAACGATGTCGCTCCCATTCACCACGGGCCAAATCCCGAGCGCGGATGACTTCAATTCGCTGGCCGTTGCGGCAGACCTGCTGAACCCGGCCAGCCCAAGCAAGGGCTCTGGCATGCTGGCCTTCGCCATTGCGCAGGCCTATTCGGCGGGTACTGCCGGCAGGAAGCTCGCTGAGAAGCCCTCTCCCGAAGACTACGGCGCAGATCCCACAGGCACCAACGACAGCAGCGCGGCTTTCGCGGCCGGGTACCTGGTGAACAGGGCCCTGTATGGCACACCGAACGCGATCTACAAGATCAAGGACGTTGTGCTGAACGGCCTGCGGTTCTATGGCCAGGGCTGCGTCCTGAGGCCCATGACCGGCGCCAACTTCGTGATGAAGTTGAAGGGGTACCAGCCCGAGGTGTCGTCGGTGATTCTTCAGGACACCGACGACTATTCGCACATCACGAGCCTGGCTTCTGGCGCTGCCTCTGCCGCGAATTCCCTGGTGGTCAACAACGGCGCCGGGTTCCAGGTGGACCAGGTGCTGTTCATCGATATCGACGCAGCCAGCTCATGGCACCAGACAACGGTCACCAGCGTGGCCGGCAACACCATCGGCATCCGCGATGCGCTGCCCAGCACCGCAGCCAGTGGGAAGTCGGTGGTGGCGCTGTTCGGCGCCATCTGGGTGGAAGACCAGGCGCAGTACTGGAAGGTCGACAACGTGCACGTGGTCAATGCCCGCGGCGCCTTCCTCAACCGTGCGCCCACGGGAAGTTCCAACAACAAAGGCT